CTATAGTGCCGTCAGTGCGCAAAACAAAATTACCACGATTTGCAGTTGTCGCAAGTGGCGCAAGAAATTTAGCCCCTGCCGATCTCGTAGATGAACTATTGTGCGCAGTCCCTGTCCATGCATAGCCAAGTCCCATGCTGCCATCAAAATAAGATGACGCAAATGAAATTTCATTAGTGTCCGAAGGTAAATTCTTTTGCTCGAATAAAACTGCATCAACAAATATCGTCTGTGATGTTGCAAGTCTTGATCTTAAAGCAATAGTCACACTCGTATCACTGGCTCCTGTCGTAAACCCAAGCGTTACTCTAGACCATTCTGTATTGATTTGATCGTGAATACTTAAGGCATCAAACCCCCCTGTAGGATTTGAGCTATGAACTGCACCACTTATATTTTTAGTCGCTGTGATGTAAAATGATTCGCCTCCGGCATTACCCTTGACGTAACAAGAGACAACGTAAGATGTGCTTGCGCTTACTGCAATTGATGAGCTAATCAACCCGCCGTCTTTTGCGCTCGAAACAATCTTAAGTGATGCTGTCCCAATCCAAGCCTGAGTCGTGTCGCGTGTGTTTGTCGAGACCCCAGTAGCAGACCAGCCGTCTGTGATATTAACTTCAAAACTTGGGTTAACTATTAAATTAGTCGCAGCATGGTCTACTAAAAACGCATAAGGTTGGTTCGTAATCGCTGCCGTTGGCGTAATGTCAATCGTCGTAGTCGCTGCAATTCTATCAACTAAGGTCTGCGAGCCATCGGCTGAAGTTTGCATGGCGAGTTTTGTCGGCATATCGTTAGCACCTGGTGTGCCAAGTACACTTGCGACTAGTGCAGCTCCCATTGCGTAATCAGTACCATCATGGCCTGTAAAATAATGCGCGCCTAGTACGTCACCATTTTGAACAACCGTTTCACTCGCCTCAGTACCGCGAGACCTTGCAAAAATCTGAAATGCTCCAATCGCCGCAGTGCTAGAATGTCTATGCATCCCAAACATTGCAATGTCAGTAGCACCTTCAGCGTGAACAGAAAGCACATTGCCGTAAGTAGTGCCGTTAACTGTTACAGTATTTTCACTCGCAGCAATACCAATACCGAGCCGTTTATTTACAGCATCGTAATAAAAATATGCATTATCCTCAGTGAGTATAATTCCGTTATGATATGGTACTGAGCCTGAAGTCATCGCAGGGACGTGAATATTATTATTTGCTAAATGTGTGTCGATTGTCGCGTGAGTGTTTGTGCCAATTCCTGCTAGGTCTGAGTGTTGGCCAGTGAACGCTACGTTATCTAATGCAGAATCTAAAGCATACTGAGTATGTGGATCGCCTACTGCTAAATTAACGAGTGAATTGTGGTCTACACCAGCCGGAAGAACAACTGCCGTCCAAGTATTTAAAGCATCGTTATACTGAAAATCAATAGAAGACGAATCAACCATTGCATTGAATACTGCATCTTGAGCTTGTTCGTCGGTGTAGCCAGAGCCTCCGACATTGTCTATATCGAAGGTTCCTGAGAATGGATTAAATTTATATCCCACTTATTACACCACAACAATATCCCAAGTGAGCAAATCCGTTTTTGCTGCACTTGTATATACGAGAGTAACTGTAGCAACTGTTGTGCCCGAAGATCCACCAGTCTTAAATGAATATATCTCAGTTACGGCATCGGGTAGAGCTAAAGATCCTCCGTCCCAATTAACTGAATTTAAGACAGACCCTATCGTGCCGATTAAATTAACATCAAGTCCGCGCTTCGTCGCCCCAACATCAGTCCCGGTGACCTCATCGAAGTCACCGAATTCGCGCTTCGCATCAGGCGGAAATAGATTCATTTTCATAAGCTAAATCATCGCAGCGGAGTGAGCGGGGCGCAAGTTAAAAAGGGTCGGGATATTTCTCCTCTCGTCGGTCGTCCGACGATCAGCGATCAGCGGCGGGGGAGTCGATTACGCCGCATCGCGTAAATTCACTTTTCACTCACGCTGCGCTGACAGTCATATACATAAGCTAGCCCTCAGCGGTTGCCCCGGTCACCGTGGGGAGTGGGTCTGAGTTCTCCGCTGCGCGCCGGGGGTTCCGCTTCTCTCTTGTACCTGTAGCGGTTCGGCTGCGGTGCGCGCCCGATCGGCGGACGCCCGAACGCCGAGACTCAGCAGGCGGATGGAGTCAAGTATTAATGCGCTGAGACGTGGATGCCCAACCCATGCGTTCCTCAACCCTCAACCTTAATCATGCACGGCCTCAATGTGACCTCAAGAGGGGGACTAAACTCGGATCATAAACCATAAACCGCAATCATGGGGGGGTACCGGGGTATCTGTTCTTCTATATTTTTTTTTTTTTAATACCAATATACCCCCACTAAGCCCATCAGTTTGTGGTTTGCGGTCTGTGATCCTCTTAGGTCTGCTATATTAGTTATGAGGGGCGCATGTTCGCCTCATGTTTGCCGCATGGTACCTTGTTTGTGGTTTGTGATCGTAGTCTATTCAACGGAACCGTGACGATGATCGTCGGGGCTTAAGGGGGGACTATGGAGACTTTAGTTGAGGCGAAATATAAGGCATTGGTTGAGCGTGTTTATAGGTATTGTCTGGATTATGTTAGGGTTTATAAGACGGACTCAATACCGTATCGTAATCTTGCCGCACGTTTCGGCAAGTCGATGAGTTCTACGGGACGTGCGCTGGACATTGTGATTAAAAATGACGTGAGATTTAATATGATCATGAGTGGCAAGTCCGGGGGCTATACGGTTAGGCTATTGGGCGACCGTAAACTTGAGGAACTTATATTTAATGCCTTGACTGATGCAGGCGGGGCGCTGAGTGATGGAGACTTGAGGGCGCGACTCAACGGAACGGGCTTTACGGTTAGTGATTACATGGACTCGGTAATGACGATGCAGGCGGATAAGCGTATCGTTTCGAATGAAGGCGTTCATCGTCTTATATAAGAGGCGGACTTCGGGGCGGCGTGGGTGTCGATCTCTGTGACACTGGCTAAAAGTTATACACTTAATTACAAGTTAGCGTGGGGACTCAGGATTTCGCCCTGAAGTCTCACGGTGGGGCGGACGTCTGCCTATAAGTTTTACAGTGACCGTTAAGCTAAGTCCGCGAAATTACTCATTTCGAATGTGGCATGCGCTGTGCTATAGTATAGTGTAACACCGATCGAATGAACGACGATGAGACTGTGATCTATCAAGCGTTTTAATTAGGAGGAAGTGTGAAAATAATCGAAGTCATTGAATCAAAATACTGGTTGAACAGAATCAACGGCAGAACAGCGTCAATATATGGTGCCGTACCATATATGAATGAGACTGAGAAGCACAATTGGTCTATTGAGTCTAGAGGTTATACGTGGAGACTTGATAACGGCACCATCGGACTCGGTAGGCAGCCGGTTAAGACTCGAGAAGAGGCATTGAGGATCATGGAGTTAGTCAATGGAGGTGAATCATGAAGCCCCAATTTAAACTAACCGACCATGAGGCCTCAGTGCTAGGTCACTATCTCACTGAATGCGACGATACAATGACACTAGATCAGCATTTCGAGGCCGTCCGGTCTGGCGAAATAAGTATATGGGAGCCGTTCGAATTCTGGCCGCTGGACGATCTAATTAAACTAATACGAGAGGAGTCACACTATGGACGCGAATGAACTTAAGACCGCCGATGGGGTCAAGATCTACGTCAAGCGGGCGAGGGACGGAGAATTCACGGGCACCGTGTATGCGGACGATCTCCCTGAGGAGCTCCGTAACCGACTCAATCTAAGCTCAGCGACTCCGCGAGACGGAGAGCTTGAGGTCTCCGGAGAGTTCGAAGTGGACATCGACGATCCGCATGATCAAATAGCCTATCCAATGCTGCGTTCTATCACGGTCTATGGTGAGGAGGGAGCGGCAGTCGATCTTGACTGTGATGCGTCCGGAATCAGTTCCACGGACATTGAATCGCAGATCGAGAAGCTGATCGACTGGGGGGCGTTCTGGGAAGACTGGACGGCCTCAGCGTGTGACGATGCGTATGAGAACTATAAGGACTACGAAGCCGATCGAGGCGACTCATGAGTGCGCTCAGTGAGACTCTCGAAGTCGGACTCCGGAACGTACCACAAGTGACGACTCAGCGTGAGGTCTCACGGCTTCTCAGCGCATGGGTCGGGGAGTATCTCGCTCAGCATTTCGCAGTCGCCCTCCTCCGATCTACCTCAGAGGGTGAAACGGAGCGACTCGAGGAGCTTCTCCGGAGTATCACGGGAGGTGAGTCATGAGTGCGCGGCGAACGCTGAGCGTCTCCGAGGTCACACACTTCGGACGAACGGAATTCAGACCGGAGTGTCCGGAGTCTCGTTTCCTCGCTGAGCTTCTCGGGAGAGTGAATCTCACGGAGGCGAATCTCGAGAGGGCGCGCGAATATGGTTATGAGATTAAGGTAATAAAAACAGAAGCGAAAGGAAAGATATGAGAATGCAAGCGAAACGAACAGACGAAACGCCGGGACGGAACACGGAACAGAAACGCTATACGCGCGCGACCTGGATCGTCGCATTGATTGGACTATTCGGACTCGGCGGATGCGCTAGTGCTCCGAAGTCGATCGAGAGTCGTCTCGAGAAAGTCGAAAGCGAGCTAGCGGATCAGCGTGATTTTAACAAGCGCCTTGTTGAAACGCTTCAGCATATAGCTGAATTCAATAGCGCACTAGTGAAAGGCGGAACGAATGAGTAAACAGGATGAACAGGTTAAGCGTCTGATTGAGATACAAGCCGAGCTAGATCTGCGAAAGGCACTCTACGCCGAATACGATAAGATCGTCGTCGAATTAGCCCACGGAGGCTTCATACGCGCGAACCTGGATGGACTTGTCGTTGAGCTCAAGGATAATTTCGCAGACTCGAATACAGGATGGACTCGTTCAGCCGTGAAGCGATTCGAAGTCGAGATCATCAGCGCGGAACTAGCGGAGAAGCGCGCAGCGAAACGAAAGGCGGCACTGTGAGTGTGGGGTCGCCGGGGGCTCCGGAGTCATCCGAGTCCATCATAATTGAAGGGCGCAAATTGCTCTCCCGCGTGATTGCAGAACGAATGAGCGGAGACGATCATGAGCTGCTAATGGAACTGCTAGATGCGCTACTAGCGGAGGTTGAGAAATACGGACGACGCTGTGGACGAAGTGCTATACGCGCGAACCTGGAGCGGAACTTTTTACCTAAAGGAAGGGAAACGAAATGACTCTTGAACTAGCTATCCGAATTCTTTGCTTTAGCCTCTGCGGCCTTTCGTGCCTTCTCTTCGGCTTCCTTTTGATTCGCAACATCGGTGTAATACTGATCGCGCTCTTCAACGGGCTTAAATCCCGCTTTAACGTGATCGACGAACGTAATGTGACGGTACTTCGTACCGAGTCGTTTCTCAAGATCCGATTTCTCGTCTGCCATTCTCTTCTCCTCGTCGCGGGAATTGTCGTCGCCGTGGCGACTTCAACACTAGTATATGATTACACTCCAATTCTAGCCGCGATCCGGGCAGAAAAGCAAGAGTTCGGAGCCGTCGACTGTCTCGCTCTCCCTCCTTACGTATGGAAGACGATCGAGAAGTGCAATCCGGACGGAGGGGAGTAAATTTTACACACCCCGTGCTTTTTCACTTGCACGACCTCCCCCGAGCGGTGTAACACCGAGACATGGGGCACTTCAAAGAATTAGCAATCATGCGAGACGATGTGCGCAAAAGCGGAGGACAAATGTCAGAACAGGATACTTTTTCACTCGACGAAATGGGGCACTTTCCGCTCGAAGTGACGGACTCGGAGATCGAAGGGATGCAGAGACAGGCGGCAAAAGCCGACCTCGATGTGCTGAAGCGCGAACTCGATTACGTCATAGACCGTGTCGAGATATATAAAGAGCGAGTTACGCTCGAGAATCTCAAACACTTCCGCACACTCGCGAAATCAGCTATCAGGATTCTCGAATGAGCACGGATGAGACGAAACGAATCGCCCAATTCACGAATGACATGATGAAGACCGAGTTCGCGACCCAGCTAGGGCAAAAAGCCGTCGTCGAACGCAGCGTAATCGAACGAGACGACCGCACCGAACAGCTCAGTTCCGTCCTTCAGGACATCGGACAGGATTTCCTCACGACAGGAAAAGCGCCCAAGGGAATGGAATACTGGGGAAGCGTCGCTGTGCATATTTATGCAGCGCCCGTCACGGGCACTTTCGCGAACATCAAACAGATCTGTCCGACGAAATGTCCCGATGAGCTTCTTGTCCGCGCAATAGACGATCTGCATAAGGGCGTTCTTACCTACATCGGGAAGAAACCCGGAAAACTCAGGAGCGGATTCTGATGGGAACGCCGAAGCCGAAAAAGGGAAAAGTCGTCCGTCTTACTCCGGATCTCGTCAATCTCGTCGCAGAATCGCAGCGCGAGGGTGAGTCGATTCCCGCCGTAATCCGACGTCTCCTCAACATCACGGGTGAGATCTGTTACGTACTTCCGTCGGACATTCACGAGACGATCGAAAGCGCACGAGGAATCGCAGTCCTCCGTGCAGTTCGCAGTAAGACGGGAAAGATCGAACGCCCGCTCGCCGTAAAGGCGAATAGATGAGCGCGGACGTTGAGCGAATTCCTCTGCTAGCGCCGAAAGAACTCGAAGCCTATTCTCCGGAGGAGTTCCGTGCATACGTTCGCGGACTTCACTTCAGACGGACGCCCAAGAAGGCCGCTCCGAAGAAAAAGCGCCTGCGCGATTTCGCCGTCCGAGCGAAGATCAAGAAGAACGGAACGCTCTCCCTTACGACGAAGCGCGATCCGCGCTATGTCACGGAAGAGGAAATGACCGCACTGGCTGCGACGGTCAGTCTGCCACTCAATGCACTCTACATCGCACTGAAGCAGCTCGGTGTGCGGATCATGACGCACGAATCGGCGGAGCGCATGAAGGAGTCTCGCAAATGACCCTACGCTGGCAAGATATCCTTCTGGCTCTAGTCTTCGGCCTCCTGTTCGCACTAGCCGGATGGCTCCCCTCACTCTTTATTGGAGATTTTTAACCTACACCCCGCTGCATAATTATGCGCATAAAGGAGACATCATGTTCGAAGTAAGCGAAAGTACAATAATAGCAGTTCTAAATTACTTAGGTAAGCGTCCTTATGTTGAGGTAGCCGAGTTGATTGTGAAGTTAAGTCAGCTAAAGCAAGTTGAGCAAAAGCCAGTGACGCCTGAGCAAGAGTCATGACCGACAAATATAAAAAGCTGTTAGAAGACATAAATGAAGACCAAGTATTTAACACTTATGGTTATGCAAAAGACCTACGCCAGGCCTTATCAACTTGTGTGGCTGTAATTGATGTGCTTGAGGGTGCGCTTGCGAGAGCTAAGTTTGATTTTGAAATGGCTATCGAAAGCAGAACTGGCATAAATATGTGTGCGCCAAGGCTTATAGATGAGGCACTAGACGAGGCAAGAAAACTTTTAGAGGGGGAGAAATGAAACTAATACTTTGCCTATTTGGCTTTCATAATTGGGATGTTGAATGCATGTCAATGGAGGCGTACGCTCAACAGTTTTATTATTGCACTCATTGCGGGTGCATGAAGTTTTATCAACCAAAGGACACCCCATGACCTTCAAAGACCAGTGCATAGCGAGGATTGAGAAGGCGGCGAGTGATTTAATGGTGGCTGAAATTATAACACCTTTTCAGCAAGTATTCTTTGAAAATGTAGCAGCGTTCCTTTTACCCGAATTGCTTAAGGCTTTGGAGGCTCTTGAGATAATAGCAACTAACCAAAGGCGTATGCCTAATGGATTTGGCCTTGGTGTACCAACTAGGTCAGCGGAGCGAGCCAGACAAACACTAAGTGAGATTAAAAAGAAGTTGGGGGTTGAGTGAAGGAAAAAACAATATGGTTTGACCAATATAAAGGCATTACTTTCGAGATAAATCGTTTCGCTGGCTACGAACACAACGGTCAGAAATTCGGCTGGACTTATTATCTGCATTTGCTTAAAGAGCAATTTCCAATTGAATTGCAGGATAAAGTTTTAACAAAAGTTTATTATATGCAATTCGGTAGTCGCATAGAAACATACGAAGGCTTTTTGCATGACCTAGAATGGCATGGTGGCATGACTTGGAGTTCAAACGAAACATCACACGACGAGCCGTTTACAAGATTAAAATTTGGCTGCGACTTTCAACACCTATGGGATAACAATATCGAATATAGTTTAGAAGGCGTATTGCGTGAAGTTAAAGAGTGCATAGACTCATTGCTTAATAAAGTGCCAACACTAAAAACACGTGATGAATTATATGAAGAGTTTAGAAAAGTATTCCCTGGCGAAAAAGCAGGAGACCAACGACATTTCAATATCAAAGGCGAACCGATAGAGTTTAATAGGTACGCAGACTAACCAGCACCTTGGAGGGTGAGTGAAAATTAACTTCAAAAAAGGTTACACGCTAAAAATGGTAGATTTTTCTAAATATGAGCATGGCACTATGTTTATGAAATTTACATTTAATAACGATAAATATGATGACGTTGAAACAAATGGCGAAAAGTACCATAAAGTTATTTTACATGGCCTAATAACTGACGACGGCGATGTTATTATAACCGACGAAATAATTAAGGCCGCAGACTAACCGCACGGGTGAGGAGAAGAGAGAATGAGTGAACTAAAACCAGATGGCACCATACCAACAGCTACGTTTACGCTATCGCCAAAGAAATATAAATGCCTTAAGTGTTCTGAAGCAAGAGGCTTCAGTATTCATGTGTCAGATAATGGTAATTTCAGAAGTTATTGCGCCGCTTGTTTTGAGAAGCTGGTTAAAGATAATTGCGGTGAAGTTGTTGAGGTTGAGTGATGAGAGATGAAAGACTTGTAATAGTTCTAGGGTTTCTAGTTGCAATGAGTTTTATACTTTCGGCAACATCATGTGAAATGACTCGCCTTAAAGTTGAGTGCTATAAAGCCACAACGAAAGCGGAGTGTTTAGAATGACCTCCCCCAAAGATTGCCCAGTCCATAATGAGCCTGTGGCGCGTGAGTTTTGGATTGATGACATACTAAATATTGACAGGCCATACATGAGAGCTGCATACATTCACGAACAAGATTCTGAAAAGTGCATAGGCAATACAATCCACGTCATAGAATATAGCGCAGTAGAAAAACTCAAAGATGAGAATGAGCAGCTTAAAGAAAAACTTGAGCTTGTTGCCAAAGCACTAAAGCTGTACGTTTCGCGATCTGAACACAGTTGTAACATTGAGTACGGAAACAATGTTGGGGTTGAGCGCTGTGTTAAATGCAATGGAATAAAGGCACTGGAGAAAATGAAATGAAAATAACTGATAGTTTAAAAAACGCCGCTCATTCTTATGCTAAAGTAATTTTAGATATATGTGAAGTTAAGCGTAAATCTCAGAAACAAATAGTTAGATGCGCTTTTATAGCTGGGTATAGATACGCACACGCAGTAAAGCCCGACAACTCACTCCTCGATAAAGTAAAATGCTGCAAGACTTGTGGCTATCCTGGGGATGGGCATTTTGATTCTTGCGCTAGAATTCCGAATCGAGGCGACAGTGTTTAGACTAATCTATCACATTCCGATCAACATCATTCTACTCGCAATAAATTTAATTTTCATACTGCTCGGCTGGCTGGTCATTCCACTAGCCGTTCTCTTTCACGCCTACCACGAAAGCACGAAAGATGATAAAATAATCTACCACTTCTCACTGAGCGCAATGTTCCCATGGGATAATTTCGAAGACGGAATAGCCGCCGGACGGCAGTACAAAGACTGTGGTGCTGTATGGAAACAGATCATTTACTGGAGCTGTTTGCGTAATCCCGCTAATGGACTCCGCTGGGTGCCAATTCTCTCCTGCCGAATAAATCCAGCGCGTGTTCGCTTCATCGGAAGCTCTTCGAATGGCGCAGATTACGATCTTAAGCCGACGCGTCCCGAGTGGTTTTATTGCTGGCATGGACTGTATTCTAACATATGGATTCAATTCATGTGGCGCGGTCACTTGATGCGCTTTTGGCTCGGGAGTAAGATCTTCCCGTCCGATCGCGAAGGCGTCACTGCGTACCGAAAGAGCGGTGCAGGCTTTGCTATTCAGCTTAAGCGCATAGACTAATTGATCATAAAATAAGGCGCTTTATGCATAATCTTACCGGAGTCGCCTTTTCGTGCAAGACAGACGGGGCACTCTTCGAAATCCGCAAATACCTCAATAGCCTCAGCACAGCTCTGAAGCGCCCAACATAATTCAAAAAGCGCCTGATCGAATTCAGCTGGAGTACTCGGCATGCGGGGATTACGCGAGGGAGGAAGTTTATCGTCCTCATACTCGGCACCCCAAGTTACGGCAAAATAGAATTCTCCGTTAATCTTAAGAAGTGTCATACGTCCGCCGAGAAGAGGATCGCCCGATCATCCGACCGTTGGAACGTGCGAATGACCGAGCAATCATGGTGAACACGAGAACAACCTGCTGATGTATCGTCAGCGCAGCTCATTTACTTGAGCCATTCTTTGTCGCCGCATAAAGTTTCTGGACTATGACGATAATCTTGCCGAAATTCTGCTTCTGCACGAATTGTTCGTCCGCCTGCTCTTTAATCTGCTGCCTGAGTTCATATAGATTATGATCGAGAATGCTTTTCGTCTCGCGCTGAATCTCCGCTGTCGCCGTAACTCCGCGCTGAAGTTCAATAAGAATTGAATTCTGCGTCGTCTGCCGCTCTTCGATTCGACCGATATGCGTCCGGAGCGTACTGAGTGCCGTTCCATGCTCCTTCTGTGTCGTCTTAATATCAGAGAGCAGATCTCGCAAAAAGTAACCAACGATTCCGAACAGTGCGATAAGAAGAGGAGTGCTAAACTTTTCCATTAGCGCCCTGTCTTCGATGCGGTGATCAGTCCGAGGACGACACCACTGAGGAGAAAGCTGAGCTGACGGGGAGAAAACCATGGCTCATTAGGCTGCGCGCACTTCGCCTCTTTCAGACGTTCGACACAGGCCGGGTAGAGCGCACTGTCTTCCTGATAGTAGCGATAAGAATCCTCCGGGATCAGAACGCCCGAATAGGGCGCTCGCTCTCCGGACTCAAGTGCAGTCTCCCAATCACTTCCGGTGAGCGTCGCGCCGCTTGCGCAGCCGCTCGTTAGCACTAAGAATGAGAGAACGCACAGAAGAATTTCGTACAATGATACCTGTCTTTTCCTTATCATTAGCTTCCTCCACGAGTAAGCGAGTAATATTCGCCTGTGTTTCATCCTTATGTTTCCGCCATGCCCATAAATAGCCTACGATGCCACAGAAAAATAAAGCTAGTATTTTTATTAGATCATCATGCATTAGCTAACTCCACCGTTAAGACGCTTATCGATAGTATTGACGACACCGTAAAGGGTGCCTGCTCCGGCGATAACGCCCATGGCGATCAGCGTAACGGACTCCGAGATCTCCATGTGCTTAAAAAGAAGCGGAACGCTAACGCTGAGAAAAACGACCTGCTGTGCGAGCCAGAATTTCCGTGAGCTGAGTTTCTTATGCATAAATTCCTCCATTAGGGTTTAAAGAAGCGCGATTCCTCGGGCGTTAGATTAGTACATGCCGTGTCGACGTGAATCCATGAAGACCCCGGCAGATCTTCCATGCGTATATTAAAGTCCGCGAGATGTGGAAGGAGCTTCGCCCTGATCGCATCGGAGTCGATTCCATAGACCTGAAAATCCACAGCGCGTCCGAGCATATGCTGAGAGCGTTTCGCCCCTCCGATGAAAGCATTATACTCCTCCGGTCGATACCATGAAGTAATCCGGAGAGGCGTCTGAAGGAAATTTCGCAAGAGCTGCATCGTCCGTGCCGTACTTATTATGTTACGTTCAATCTCTTCATGTGGCAGCGCAAAGATCTTCCACTGGGAAAGCCACAGAGCTTCCCCCCATAGAAAATGCTCACACTCTTCAATCGGAAGCGTCATCATACGTTGAAAATTCATAAGTCCTCCGCTTTTGATTTTCGCATCGTCGTCGAAAGTGCGCTACTGGACTGTTTCGGTAATATGTACTTTAGACTTTAGCCCTGTTCGTTCCCCTTAACGCTCAAGAGCGGGTAACACTGAAGACGCTGAGCGAACGTAAGCGCCCCCCTTCCACGCACAGTTGACACTGACATCGGGGGCGAATAGGCTAAATCTTTAGGGGGAATTTATGGGATTAAGTCCAAAATTAGGCTACCGTACTAAGTACGAAACAGTCGCAGCAAGTCAGACGGCACAAGCTCTCGGAGCGACCGGAAAGACGGGCGACATAATCGAACGGCTGATCATTATTCCCGCAACGGTCACGGCGGGAGCAGTAACACTTCTCGATAATGCGACCTCTATATCCGTATTTGTCTCGGGCACCTTACCGAGCCTTGCCCCAATAGTCATAGAGCTCGGCGTACCTAGCGTCAGTGGAGCATGGAAGATTACGACAGGAGCAAGTGTCTCCGTTATCGCAGTCGGACAGTTTAGCTAATTTCATTTAATTTAAGAATTTAAACAAAAGAGGGCGCGGCTGAGGTCGCGCTTTTTACTTTCCGCCCCGCGAAATATCAAGCAATAAATTCACAGCGTCATGAAATAAATATATTGATCGCCCCGTCCGCGTCGATTATTCCTGATCACGCAAAGAAAAATAATCTGGGGAGATTAAATGGCAATCGTACAAGTTGAAGTCGCTGACGTTTCTGTTCTTGCGATCCCGAAAATACCAAAAGAGATGATCTCAGTAGGAGAGCGCAATGGAAAAACTTTCGTTCGCATTAATTACTCATCGATGGACGTGATTCAGAATTGTCTTCGTAAAGCGAAATATCTCCTCGAAGAACGCTGGAAGCCGCAAGACGAAAGCACAGCGACTCTCTTTGGCTCGGCATTTCATAAAGCACTTGAAGTATTCTACGCGGGAGAAATCTCCGAGCGTAAAATTCCAAAACTCGACACAATGGAACTTATGTCTTTCGGTAATCGAGTCGACGGCGATGAGAGTGATCTCTGCCTGCGCGCGACACGAGCCTTCATCGAAGCAGCGGCTCCTCTTGCTCCACTTTCGGAGACGGACAAACACTCCATATATAACGGTATGTGGATTCTTCATTCATACTTCCGCGCATACATCGATGATCCATACGTGGCGTATCGCACGGAAAGCGGAGAATACTTCGTCGAAAAGAAATTCTCACTCGTCGTTCACGAAGACGACTCGCTAATCATCGAACTCTTCGGAACGATCGATGTCGTCCTCCGTCACGTCACGACAGGCGATCTCATTCCGGCGGATCATAAGACCGCAGGATTTCTCAACTTCGGCGGCAGCTCTTACTTCGATCGTGAGAAACCGAATCACCAATACACAGGCTATCTTCTCGGAGCGCGAGAAGTCCTCGGCATCGACACGAATCGATTCATGGTGAACATAGTCGAAAAGAAGTCTAAGCCTAAGACCGAAAAAGCGAAAGGCGTCAGCTTTCCACGACAGATCACTGAGCGAAATGAGGATGACTTCGCGGACTTTCGCGAAGCACTCCTGCATACGGTGAGATCTTATCTCACGGCGAAAAAGACGGACAATTGGCCGCAGGGTCCGACTGGAGCATGCACGGCATATGGAAGCTGCTCTTACAGATCCGTATGTTCCGTCCCTAAGAACATGCGCGAGACATTACTTAATAATAAATTCGCGAGGGAAGTATGATCGAAATAGAACTCACTGATGCGCAATTAAATGAAGTGACTGAGAATGGCAGACGTAGAAATGACTATGCACTCAAGAACAGAGCGCAATCAGTGTGGAATAATACGCTAAAATACAATATCGCTGAGATTAAAGCGCGAATGGCTTTTTCCGTTCTCCTGAACGTACCATTCACATGTGATATTGAAGAGGGTCATAATCCTGACGTCAGACGCGGACGTGATTTAATGGGATGCCGTTTTCATGTAACAGATAAAGACTACAAGAATGCGCTCGTGAAACCCAAACACGAGGATGATTGTTTTCTCGTTACCTGCATAGACGGCGGGAACAAGATCACCTTTCTGCATTACATAAAAGTTAAAGACGCTAAGAACGATAAATATTTCAGGCGAAACATTCCCGTCCCTGCGTACATCGTTCCACTAGCTAAAACTAAACCAATAGAAGAATTAATTCCCCAACTTAAGGAGATCATCAGTGAAGCTAAGTGAAATTAAACCGAGTGAGCACATTAAACTGCTACTCGTCGGAGCACCCGGAACGACAAAGACATGCTGTGCAGTTGGTTTTCCCTATCCAATACTCGCACTCGATTTTGACAATAAGATCAACTCCGCTGCCGCATGGTATGCGAGCGACAAGGAAAGGCTCGAAAACGTCGAAGTGAAGAATCTCTCGAAGAAACTCGACGGATCTGACCCAATCACGGAACTGATGAAAATCATCGACGAACTCGGCACGCAGCAAAAAGCCGGAGTAATGAAGTTCAAAACACTGATCATAGACTCGGCGACTACATTCAGCAGTGCCGTTCTCTCGCACATCATTAAGTCAAACCCTGGAGTGAAGCGCGTCTCTTCCGCGCAAGGTGTTCAACCGACAATGTCCGATTACGGAATACTGAAACGCGAGTTCGCGAAACTCATTCCGGGACTTCTCTCTCTTCCAATGAACATCGTCATGACCGCACACATAAAGACAGATCGCTCCGATCTCACAGGCGAGATCATGCGAACACCACTCATGGACGGAGCTTTCGGAAACGAACTTCCAATTTACTTCGAGGAAGTCTACCGCAGTTTCATGAAGGACGGAAAACCCTACGCGCAGACTAAATCAGACAGCTATTACGAATTCTGCCGCAGTCAGATCCCGCGCCTTCCTAATCCCGTCGAATTATCTTACGCCGAACTAACAAAGAAACGATAAAGGAGATCACACCATGTTTAACGACAACAAAGTAAATCCAAAGATCAAAGACGTAGTCGAAGGACTCATGAATGACGTCCGTGTACTAACGCCGGAGCTATCGAAAGGCTCGATTAATTACGATCACGGATCGATCAAGTCGCACATCGAAACGGCACTGATGTTCGGAATTCTCTGCGAGATCAGAGACGAACTGCGCGCACTAAATCACTACGAACGGATGCGACGACTACCGCAGTCAATGCTCAATCCGGACGTAATTTAATCCACAACCAACTGGGTCGAAAGACCCCAAAACAAAAGGAGAATACAATGGCACTAATTAAACCAAACTTCGATGAAGTACAAGACTCGGTAGCACCGGGAACTTACAAGTGCATCATTAAAAGTGGAACAGTGAAAGAGTGGCCGAATGGCGGCACTTACGTAAACTGGGAATATGAAACTTACGGCGAAGATAATCCGAAGAATAACGGACGCCGGATTTTCCAGAAGACCGCTACGTCAGGTCGCGGAGCATTCACTCTTCAGCAAGTTTACATGGCCGCAGTCGGTACTTCACTCGCTGGTGAATTCGACACTGAGCAATTAGTCGGTAAACAAGTCGCAGTCGAAGTCACGGACGGAATCGACCGCAAGACAGGCGAGCCAACTGGCTACACAGACGTGAAGCGCGTAAAACGACTGAACATGTAATTTAAACGAAACAATAGAAACCCTCGAGGCCAGTTCCATGAATCAACTGAAGTTATCTTCCCAGAATAAACATCCGCTTGACGTAATGGGACTGGTCTCACCTTATGCTTAACGTGAATATCGTACTCGATGAAATAAGAACGTCGGCTCCTTCCGCAGGATCACTCCTCAGCGGATGGCAAGAAGATTTCCTCCGAAGTCGAATCCAAAGAGCGGGTTTGCCTTCAGAGTCAATCTCGATAAGTCTGTGTCCGTCTGTTCCCGGCCCCTACCCTGGAATCGTCATAGGCCTCGGCGAGAAAACTCTACGTACTTTCACTGGGAAGAAGGGAATCGATAAGTGGCATCTAAGTCCACTCCCCCTTCTCGGTGGAGGTACTTTTATTCCGACCTTCGATTTCGGTCGCATACAGAAGCAATTCGAGCTCGGACTTTATCTCGAGATGGCTATGCAGAGGGCAGCGGACTTCGCTCGAACGCCGCACACGGCGACACCAGAACGCTTCCTGCTGAATCCGGGAATCGAAGAGACCCTTACCGTACTCGACCGCATAAAAACAGAACCCGAAATAGCAATAGACGTGGAGACAGGATATGGACAAATTAACACAGTTGGATTCGCTTGGAGCCCATCCGACGCTATCGCCATTAACGTACTGCCTGATCGCTGTGGCGATACTGCTTATCATGAACTTTGGCGGAAGATCGCCTCGGTCTTAAGAAGTCCCGCGCTGAAGATCTTTCAGAACTTCATGTACGACACGAGCTACTTCTCGGCCTACGGAATTCGCACCGAGGGCGAAATCTACGATACAATGCATGCGATGAAAGTCCTCTGGCCTGAGCTTGACTCGAACCTCGGAAACGTCGGTAGAATATACACGAAGCGCATTTATTGGAAAGACGACGGAAAGGTCGAGCATGAAGAGGGTAAGAAAAAAGACTGGGGCAATGTTCGCGACTGGGGAAAGCACTATGCGTACAATTGCCTAGCCAAAGGAATGAAAGTAGTAACCGAAAAAGGATTACTTTCTATCGATAAAATAGTTAAGAATAAAATGCCCATCAAGGTACGTTGTTATAATGAAAAAACAAAATGCATGGAGTGGGGAAATATAACTAGATGGCTAGAGAAACGTGAGAAAGCCAACGTCAATTGGGTTAAACTTAATACCGAAGAGGATGGAAATAAAAACGGTCTACTCTTAACAACTGATCATAATGTTTTATGTCAGTCAGGATGGAAGCAAGCGGTAAATATAGTGCCTGGTGATAATATGATCACTGAGGGTGTATGCCACAACATAGGAACTATCGCAGGAACCTTCTTGGGAGATAGTTCTATTCAAGTATCGACCAATGTAAATCGTGCATATCTGACTACAATGCAAATATCGCCCGAATTAATAAGATTAAAGCAAAATTTATTCGGGGGAACGGTGACTTCTTCCTGGAGAGAGACAGAATATGGGGCTAATACTTTTTACTCTCTTTATGTTCCGGCTTGCGCACAATTAAAGCACCTGAGTAGATTATCAATCGTTTCTTTACTTCAAAAGCTGACACCTTTAGGTTTAGCTCTCTGGATAATGGACGACGGATGTAAGCAAAAATCTAAATACCCACACATGAAACTTGCACTACAGAGTTACTCACAAGAAGAACGCAATTTGATTTTATCTTTTTTTAGATCACGTTATAGTGCTAAGGCCTCCGTTGACAAAGCTGGTAATCTTAGTATGTCAGGTGCAATGTCTCGCAAAGTGTGTGCAGAGCTTGGGTGTTTTTTTGTTCCCTCGATGCGCTACAAGATGAGCCATCCTGGACCGGAGTATTCATTAGCTGATTGTATGACCTATGCAAGTAAGCCGGGCAGAAAAGAAATTATGGTGACGGGGGTATCACGTGAGAGGAAAAAAAAGCGCGGGTATAAAACAAGCTACTGTATCACAGTCAATGGCAATGGAAACTTTCTCACGGAGTATGGAATTGTCGCAAATTGTCGCGACACTGCAGGAACTATTGAGTCATCTCGGAATCAGCGAACTGATCTGCGAGAGCGTGGACTCGAAGATTTTTATAAATCATATACGACTAAACTCGTCGACTGCGCACGAGAGATGTGTGCCACGGGAATGCCCCTTGACCTCGATCGCCGCGCAAGTTTACAGGTCGAAATTGAATCGCGTATCAAAACCCTCACGACGGACTTCCACGCGAAAGTAGGCGCGGAGCTCAATCCGAACTCACCTGCGCAAGTAAAGAAGTGGCTTCTCGCCGCCGGAGTAAGTTTACCGAAAAAGTACGACAAGAGCGCAGACTCATATAAGGAGACAGCGGACTCGAATGCGATTAAAAAGATCCGCATCAAGAAGGATCTACCGGGACTCAGTGAGCTTCAGGAAATCAAAACGCTCGGTAAGGCTCTCTCGTCGTACATCAATTTCGAAGCACGATCTGACGGACGTCTCTCATACTCGCTCAACATCACAGGTACGGAGACGCTCCGATGGAGCGGCGGAAAAGATCCATGGGGTCGCGGCTTCAACATTCAAACAATACCGAAGGAGGGCGGAGATGTCTCAATCAAATCAATGTTCCTTGCGCCGGAAGGTCATTCTTTTATTGAAGTCGATCTTCGTCAGGCTGAGAGTCGTTTCGTTGCTTACGACAGTGCGGACAGTCAACTCATTGAGATGCTTGAGTCCGGTGCGGATGTTCATTCCCACGTCGGTAATGCAATCTTACGACACATGGGTCGTGACCCAAGTGCTATCGATCGAGATGAATTTAAACGGACTTGGCGTCAGCTTGGCAAGAAAGCCGGACATGGACTGAATTATGGAATGAAGGCTTCGGTCTTCGCCGACACCGTTTTTAACGAGCTCGACATGGTCATCTCACGAAAAGATGCGGAGATGATTACGGAGGCCTATTACGGACTGTTCCCCGGAATACCACGTTGGCATGCATGGATTCGCCGCGAACTTTACATGAAACGTAAGCTGACGACGCCGACAGGATGGGAGCGGTACTTCTATGGCAGACCGGGAACGGACATGTTCAAGGAAGCCGCAGCGTTCCGTCCACAGCACACCATTCCATTTCTTACGAATCATTTAATGTTGCACTTGTGCGATCTGCGAAGTCAGGGGAAGCTGAAATTTCAGCTCATCGATCAGGTGCATGATTCGCTTACGCTACTGACAACGGATGCGGGAATCGAAGACATAGCGCGCGTTTGTCTCGATACGAAAGCGGGACATCCGGCGATCGACCTTCCGGGGGGACGCATGTACATACCGCGAGAATGTAAAGCGGGAAAAAGGATGAGCGAACTTAAAGAGATAATATAGACCGAAACGAAACGACAACGGGAGGGGATAACAATGAAAGAACAAACAGCGCAGACGGAAACGAAAATCACAGACGCGGATCTTAAATGGGCAATTGAAGAGGAGATCGCAGAACTGCTGCGTACGGAGCGCGAGAAGATTATAAAACGCGCGCACAAAAGACTCAGAGCGAAGTTCGGCAAGGGCTAGTCTATGGCACGTAACTTTCCTTCATTTCTCGATGCATATTTTGAATATGCACAGGATAATTTCTGCCCCAATCGCTTTCATCGTTGGGTTGGATTCTCCGTCCTCGCCGCTGCACTCGAGCGTAAGGTCTCGTTAAAGAATGGTCGCGTTCATATTGTTCCGAACATTTACGTTCTTCTCGTTTCTCATCCTGCGGTCGGAAAGACGACTGCGATGGACGCGGGCGTTGAGTTACTCGAAATACTTAAGAAAGATTATAATACGAATTTTCGAATCATCTCGAATCAGATCACGGAACCCGCTTTCATTAAGGCAATGAACATTGTCGATCGCTATCCGCTTCCAAATAATCCAAACGTGATACTGCCGCAGTCAGCGGGATTCTTTTACGCAAGTGAAGCATCAGCGTCTGCACTACAGAATACTTGCGGCGATTTCGTCGCTACGATGACCGCGTTCTATGACTGCCCCCGTTGGTTTCGTAAGGAAACGAAGATCGACGGCGCAGCAACGGAGATAGAAAACGCCTGTATGAATCTTCTTGCGGGATCGACATTCAACTATCTTAAGACACTCATCAATGATCAGTCCGTTCTTGGGGGATTTTCTTCTCGTCTTATTTATGTCGTCGAGGAAGATCGCAAAGTGCGTAAGACGAAATGGGATGAGAATCGCGATCTCGACGATCGAACTAAACGCGCACTTGTCGAAGATCTCGTTCATATTAATAAACTAATCGGACCGATGAAACCGACGGCAGGGTGGAAAGCGGCGTTCGAGAAATGGAAGCCCGAATTCGACCAATATCTTATCGATCTTAAATCCGAGCGCATGGAAGCGATCATGGCGCGGAAATCGACCGCGCTTCAGAAGATTGCGATTTTGCTTTCAATCTCCGAGGGCGATTCAATGATCCTCACGGAGGAACATTTTGAACGCGCACTAGTGATCGTCGAAGACGTTTATAAGGATAATCATAAGATCATCGTCTCTGCCGTGACCTCAGACGTGACAACACAAAAAGGAACGACTCAGTACATAATGCAAATGATTAAGCGCAAAGGCGGAAGTATGACTCGAATGGAGCTGAATTCTCTCATCATGGGGAACGGAAACGATCTTATGATGGCAGCCAGTACAATCGACGGTTTAATCGGCGGAGGATGGGTCACTATTTCCGACGGATTGATTCACGCTCGAGTCGAACCTAATAGTCACCTCTAAGAGCAGACAGTCGACATAAAGTATCGCGAGAGAATGTCCCGAGCGCATAAGCTCAAGATCGAGCGCACCAAGTGCAGACTGACGATCAGCGGGAAGGAGATGAAAGTCCTTCCGTGTCTGCTCATTAGCAAAGGTCACTGTTCGCCCTGCTTCGGTGCCATCATGCTTTGCATGCCGCTTATGACGGGGCGACCGACTGCCTGACTTCCGGCGGGACTATTGATTACTTTTTTACCTGCGGCAGCTCCGACCGTGCGGGTGACTTCAGCGACATCTTTCGCCCATTTCAGTATCGCCGTATCGCCCAACTTATCGAGCTGCTGAATCCTCGCAAGTCTTGGATTATTAAGAACCTCATTCATGACTTTTAACTCATCCGACTTCATCAGTATGTTACGTGATGCTTCGGGCAGTTTGTAAATTTCCTTCCGTAGCATCGGAAGATCGAGAACACCGTCCGGGCTGGCTTTTGCGATAAGATTATTCATCTTCGACTTCACGACCTGCTCGAATACCTCTGGAGTCTCTTTCGCCATTACACGAAGTGCGTCTGCATTCTTTGGATCGAACATTCTCTCCATTAGTTTCTCCGATGGAACTTCATCGAGCTTACTGAGAAAACTCATTGGACCAAGACGCTCTGCTTTGATTTTAGCCTGTTCGCCGACATCAGAGAGGAAACTGCGAAATCCTGCATAGTCGTTCTTAATCTTATCTGCCGCCTCGAGATAATCCGTCGCGACTTTCTTCAGCGCCTTCGGATCTTGCGAAACGCGAGCGAATGCGCCTTGTGCTCCGGTCGTCGTGACTCCCGCTGCTGCTTCTCCGCCCGTCGCAGCGACCATTTGATTAAATGCATTTAGCTCCTCCGGAGAGGCGACACCCTTACTGACTCGCTTCGCGAGCCCCGTAATCTGCGCCTCATAGAAGTCATTTGCTTTATTTTCGAGAGCTGCGAGAAACTTACCCTGCTCTGTCGCTCCATTCTTAAAGGCAACGGCCTTCGCATCTCTAATGTCACCGATAACGCTTTTAAAGTGCGCGCCCGTATTCGATGCGTCTATGTCGTTTGCGAATTTAGTTACCATGCGACCCTTGTCGGATGATGAGGGAAAGCTCTCAGTGACCCATGACTTAAGATCCTGCGTAAATCCGCGACGAGCTTCATCCTTTAGTGGAAGTGCTGTCGTTACGTTATCGAGAGTTCCGTAGGCGTTCTTAAACGCGCCGTATTTTTCATTAATGTTCTTCACGAGAAGATTCTTAACCTGCGCACCCGCTGCATTCGCATCGAGATTAGTCGTCTTTTCTGCGATAACTTTAAGTAGTGGCGCTGTCAGCTTCTCTCCCGCCTCGGCAATCGTCTGCTTCATCCACTTTAGAGGAGCCGCTGCTAATTTAGAAATCCCCTCTACGGCCTGCTGCCCGAGTTCGGTTTTCGCTGCGGCACCTATAGCTTTACTTGCGCCTGCGATAGCCTTCTCTCCCGTGTAGGTCGCGGCCGCATTAAATATCGCTTCATTCGCCGCTTTTTCCGCTTCATTCGCGAAAGACTCAACGGGTTTATTAAATACGTTCGTCTCGATCAGACGCTTAAGTCCGTGTCCTGCATAAGCGCCGAGTCCTGCTCCGACTGCTGTGCCAACGGGACCAGTGAATACGTCTGCGGGAGTTCCGATGATTCCGCCCACGATTCCACCCGCAACGGGAGCATAGTCAGCGATAGTTCCCATTATACCGGGATTGGGTGTGACTTCTTGCGAAGGCGCGGGAGCCGCAGACTGCTCAAATGCTTGCATTGCCTCGGCATTAGCCGGAGGCGGGACACTTGCTGCGAGTTCATCCGCCGCTGCATTAAATGCTGCGAGGGCGTCTTCGTTCGGCACGGGTGATCCGATCTGACTTGGTTTCGGTGCGGGCTGGTTCTTTATTGCTGCCACGTTATAACCCCAATTCTTTCACTACTTCGGGAGCGAGTGCGTCTTTAGCTTTTGGATTCTTCTCGATGATCTGCTTGATCTGCTCAGCGGTGAATCTGTTCCCGCCGACATCATAAGTCGGCTCTCCTCCGCGCCATTCGCCTGTCTTATAACTATTTACTGTATTAGCAACGCCTTCTCTAGCATTCGGATTGGATTTATATACGGTGTCAGCTTCTCTTCCTAACTGCTTAGCTCGTCCATATGCCTGTCTATCAACCGCACCATTTAAGCGGTTTAAAATGTCCATAAAGAATTTAACACTCCCCGCTGGTGCCGCCTGATTCGGATCTGACTGAAGAAAGGCCTTAAGTTTAGCTACTTCACCCTCAACGGTTTGCGGATTTATTTCCTTCACTTTGTAATCGGAAGAAACGGCACCTGCTCCGAGGAGTGAAGGGATCGACTGTGCGATTTCATTTAGCGTGTAAACAGAAGGATGCGCTTTAAGTGTCAGTACATCTCGGTCAATTCGCTGCGCATGTTTCGTGAGTTCTTTTATTGCTGTGTCGTTATTTATAGTCTTAACGGCATTCGCAGCTTGATCGTCGAGTCGCGCTTGAAGTTGACCGACTCGCGGCTCCGCAGTCGTCTGCGCTCTTTTCGCGGCTGCTTCCGCAGCGAGGAACTTATCCTGCGCTTTGAGCAGTTCCGGCATTGTGTCCTCGATTGCGCCTTTGTACTTAAGTTCGTCGCCGAATTGTTTTCCGTTCTTAGCGTAGAATGATGCGATCTTATCGGGCTGAGCTAGATCGCTTACGCCGATATGTCCGCTACGTACTTCGGCCTGAAGGAAGCCCGACAGCAGTGGATCAGTAGTCATCATAGTCACGACATCAGGATGGATGAGATCAGAGAGTCCGAGGGCACCTATTCCGTTCGGTATAAAATTCTTTCCGTATGCTTTTTTCGCTCCGCCTTCGGGCATCTTAGAGTAACTATCTAGCCATGTTCCGACTTTCTCGAATTTCTGCATTACGAGTTCAGCTTTCTTCTGCTCGAGCTGCTGCTTTTGCTGCTGAATCTGTTCCACGTGCTGCGCGAGTTCCGCACCCTTCGCGAAATTACCCGCGATGTCCGGTGCTTTCTGCGCCTGTTCCATTGTTCCTGCGACTAGTTGTTCTGCAAGTGTGGCCATGTTATTTCCTCGTTTGTGGACGGATCATTTTCATCTTTTGTACTTTAACTTCGAAGTCCGCATTATTATCGAACTCTTTCATTATGTCTGAGATTCCCGGTAAGTTTTTATATGAATCGCCGAATCTGTTCCTGAGTGCTGTCGTGAGACGGAGACGACCGACGGGATGGAATTCGAGCCGGGGCATTTTTTCTCCCAGCAGGGTTCCGAGATCGTCGAGTGTGAGTTTACGTTCGGAGGCTTTCGCGCCGCCGGACTTTCCCATAATTTCGTTTAGTGTGCTTTTTTTCATCGGTCTCGCCCTTTTCTATCCCATGAATTTCTTCATTGCATATCCGCCCGCGGCTTGCGCGGCTCCGCCAATGAGTGCGTTACCGAAAGCTGCACTCTGCTGCCCTCGGAGCGTGTCTGCCGTATATTGTGCTCCCGCTGTTTGAAGTAGCGGCTCGAATGATTTCTGATAAACTCCAGCTTGTTGAAATTGAAGTCCGGCGCGTCCCTGTGCGAGGTTTCCGAACGTACTGGCTTCTTGTCCGATGTTAGGTTTATAGCTCGAGAAGGTTCCGAAAGTCTGCCCGACATTCTGAAGTGCCTGCTGCTGCTGTCCCGCTGCGAGTGAGTTTGACTCAGAGTCGAAACGATTAAGTGCTTGAATGCCTGCCGTTGAGGTTTCAGCGCCCGGACCGAGCTGCTCACGAAGGGACGCTAGTAATTTCTCTCGCTGCTGACGTCTCTGTTCTAGTGCTGGAGCGAGGACGCTCGAAGATTCTCCCCGGAGTAGCTTAAGTGCCTGCTGACTCGCCTCCATAATCGTCGGATCGATCTGCGCGAGTAGCTTTTCTTGATTCGCGAGACTGCGCTCTTGCGCTCCGAGAGCCTTGTCCATGTTCGCGAGACCTGCGACGGTCGCCTCATCGGCTATTCCTGTGCTCTTGCTGAACGCTCTCTGCGCTATTGATTGCTGCGCCATTGCTGCATTTTGTGCAGCTCCTGCTCCGCCGTCACCCATTAAAGTCTGACTGAGTCCGCCTATAAGTCCGCCGCCCTTGCTTCCCATACTAGTCTCCTATTTCTTTTTTTAAGATTACACCATTATCTCGGACTCCGGCTAGCGTTGCTCCATAGTTTAAGCAAACTTGCATAGTGTGTTCTGCGCCGCGTACCCCCGGTGTGACTTTCGTCCACATGGTTTTTGCTCCAGCCGCTTGTGCTAGATCGAAGACTCGCTTCATCATCTCTTTTGCAAGATGCGTCCCTCTGTGTGTAGGGGCTATATAAAACTCCTCAATTGCTGCGTCAGGAGGATTGATCGTATAGCATATGAATCCACCTTCGACTTCGATAGTTTCGTAGCCGTAGCGTTCGTTGTGATAGTCTGCCCAGAGGCTCATGGTGCTTCCTCAGGAGGGGTGAAGAGCTCCCCATCATAAGTCCATGAAGGACTGGGGCGATCTTCTCTCCCCTCGACTCTAACACAAGCATCCCATTCCGCTGATATTAGCGTGATGAAATCTGCTTCTGCGACTATGACTTTCTCAACTATTCCGTTTCTGATTAGCGCATAAAGTGGCATGGTTTCTCCTTAATCGTAAAATTCAAAGACCAGGCAAAGTCCGGCTGCTCCAGTTCCGCCTGACGCCCCTGTGGTGTTAGCGGAGCAAGCTGCACCTGATCCGCCTGCGCCATAAGCTGCTCCGTTAGTTCCCGCTGCGCCTGCTCCTGTCGAGATACTTCCCTGCGGACCGCCTCCCCAGAAGGAGCCGCCGCCGTTTCCGCCGACAGATTTACCTGGGGTCACAGAGGCCGTTATGCCAAAGCTTCCGCCCCCTCCTTGGGTATTCATAAAACCGCTAGATGCTCCACCGCCCGCTCCCCCAGAGAAAACAGATTGCGTAGCAGTGTTAATCCCTGTTCCGGTTCCCCCGCTTCCTCCCGATCCCGTGAGATGTGCGCCGAAAGTAGATGAAGTTCCTGTGCCCCCGTTAGTCCCATTCGTTCCGGAACCTGCGGAACCGCCCCCGCCTATGGTGACTGTTTCAGTCGCACCTAAAGCTGACGCATACATGAGACGAATAGCCGTTCCCCCTGCGCCTCCGCCTCCTGCGCCCCCGATTCCCGTTCCGTCTGAGTCGGCTCCTCCGGCACCAGCTCCGCCTCCGGTGATGATGATAATGGCCTTTTTTAGCCCAACTGTCTTGGTCCACGTTCCCGAGCCTGTGAAAGTCTTCACGTCAAATTTTCCGCCCGTTCCGAATGGGGAGAGCGCCATAAGCTCAAAGGCCGCAGCCCATGTTCCCGCAGTCGTCTGATTATTTTGCATGCGGCTGAAGGGCATAATGGGAACAGAGGTGCGCGCAGCTCGCGAATAGAGCGCGGTATCTAAGTCAGCCGCACCAGCTCCGCCCTCTGCCGTCGTAGTAGCAAGATAGCCATTTCCCGCTGCGAATTTAGATATTGCAAGTTCCGCCCGTCCCCCGAAGAGGATGAGTGAGGCGAAGATGTCTTCGCTCAGTGCGGAAGTCGTTCCCAGTGTACTTCCTGAGCTGAGGACAAGAGAAGTCCCAGGGAGAAGTGCGCCGTGCTCAAAAGAGCCCGCTGCCGCAGTCGTGTTTTTGAATTTGAAAGATAGTGCCGGAGATGCGTGTGCCCTCAGCGTCAGAGCACTCGCCGCGACTGAGGAAGTGAGTGCATAATTATGCTCACTCTCGTCAGAGTAGCTTATCGCAATCTCTAAGTTAGAGCTCGCATCGTTGAAAGTCTGCCCGACACAGCGCCACATCTGATGCGGATGATAGAGTCCGAGAAGATCATTTCTTCTGTCCTGCGGAGCCTTATCCGAGATTACAGGCTGTCCGTTGTTCTTAAGGTAAAGATAATAAATCGTACTCGCCGCTTCAGTGACGCCTGAGTCGAGGTTAAGCGTCATATCCCAAGTCGTGTAACTCGGAGAGAAGTCGAGATCTGTTCCGTTCACACTAACTGAGGCGCTATTTTTCTTCGTCCTAATCTGCGTCGCGCTGAATTTCTCAAGCTGCACTGTATTCAGTGCGCTGCGAGAGGCGAAGTAATCCGCCGTCCGCGCCGCAACTGTATTCGTCGTATCCGTGAGGACGACGCCGATGTAAGTAGCTAGAGAATCAACCCAAGAGACGCCGTCATATTTCTTCCATATGTCATTTATTATATCAAACCAATAATCGCCTGAAGCTGGAGCCGCAGGCTGTGTCTTCCCAACAAAGGGAAGTGTGTAAGTCACTGTCAGAGAGAGGTCAGTTTTCGCAAAAATCCAACCCGCTTTCATTACGGTGATCACGTCATTATCTGCGACAGCTATGCGCGGGATGGGCGCGTCTGCGCTAGTGAAGAAGTTTCCTCGGGTGATCTGCGTCAGCTTCGTCGTGCTCTCGACGTAAGCGAGGAAATACTCATCCGTGCTTCCGTTATTGATCTTAAACCCTGCGACCGTGCCGACGAGCCCCGTGACTGAGGTTCCCATCGCATCGACTGTGAGGGAGCTTCCATATTCTCCAATATATTTAGTCTCTTCCCCGTCAGCAATCCCAGCATCATTCACGAGGCAAGTGTTATTCGCCGCTGCCGCCGTAGCGAGTCCTGTGATATTTACATCAGTCGTTATCGTATATTGCGCGCCTGCTACGTAATAAATTAGATTAGTAGTCGCACCTTTAACTGTCGCAGTTGTCGCCGCTCCATTAGGGACAAGGGCAATTGCTTGCTGTTCTCCTGTGATAACCCTTCCGGAGACTAGGCGATTATCCGGAGTCACCGAGTCAAGTGCCGTACTCAAGACGGCGAGAGAAGTCAGTGGACTCTCATACCAGTAAGTTTCCCCTGTAATCTGCGCGAGAACGAAACGAAGTCGCGCTAACTCCCCTGCAAGAGTCGTTGCAAGATTCTCTGTTCCAACCTCGCCGGGATCAGTAGTTGTCTGCATTTGTCCGACCGTAAGCGAGTAATCATCCATTCCCGCCGGTGTAAGATTCTGTAAGATATTATCAAACTCAGCATTAAGATCCGAGTACGTTACGTCCTCAGTGCTGACCCATGTTTTAATACGTGAGAAAAGTGCGCCTGCCATAGTATCCCCTTAAACTCGTGTCGCCTGTTCGGCACTGACACGGAAACCAATTGCTAATGATGTTATTTCAAAATTCTGATTCGAGCCAGCTTGTTTACAGTGAAATGAAATGCGCCGCCCCGATCCATGGAGCGGCTTCTGGATTGTCTGCGCCTCTTCACGTCCGAGTGGGTCTGTATCGAGCGTGAAAGTGTCCAGACCGTCGTCCCTGACGTCCATCGAGAATTGAATCGTCTCGGAGAACTTCCCGTCAATATAGACGTCAATGTCGAGGTTCCATGTTCCTTGCGGAACGAATTCCACCGCGAGATGATCAAAGATTTTATTCTTATGCGCGAGTGTCGAATCGAGATCGCGGAAGTCATAATGCCCCGTCTTGAATTCACCCGTGTAAGAGGAAGCGCCGACGAGACGATCTTCCTGATCCATGAGATAGACGAACCCGTCCGCTGCCCCGTACATGGGTCGTTTGATTTTATTAATATCACGACGAAGAGCGAGGCAGTTCGGAGCGTCCTTGTCGAAGAGAGATACTCTCGGCTGCGCGCTATTCATATCGATTTGAATAAGTAAATCATTATTGACCTGAAAGCTCGAGCGACCCGTGATGTAAATCTGACGCTTATCTTCGTAGTAGATCGTATGAGTCATGTCGACACCGGAGAGTGAGGTCTTGTTTCTTAAGTATTCTGAAACCTTAAGAATCTTATAAACATCGGCTGCGTCGATTCCGCCGTAAGTGTTAATGGCAGAATAAGAAATGAGTCCACCCGACTCGTTCAGTGCAAGCATGTCGTTCGTCGTCTCGAATATCGCATGAGGAGAGGCGAGACCAAAGTTCGATGCGAGTTTCTTCCAGTTCCAGTTATCCGAGTCGACGTCTGAATCATCAAGATAGTAGACGAATCCGCCGTCTTTAAAGACGAAAGGCCGTCCCTTGAATATCCAGCCGCCAATGAGATCGCCTCCTTCGCCGGGATAGATTGACTGCGTAAGTATGCCCGCTGACGTAAAGTCCTCATGATCCGCAGTCGTTGAAGCATAAGCTCGCTGTTTCATGAATGCCCACAGGCGATTACGGTGAAGAAAGCCGAAAGTCGGATAGTTCGGAGTCGTCCAGTCTGCGGCAGGGAGTGCAATTGTTTCGAATGTCGATTCAGTTCCCGTGAGAACCTTAAGCTGATTAGCCCCCGTGAATAGAAATAATTTCTTATCGCGAAGGGCCGTTTCTTGCCCGCCCTCGATAAAGAATGATTTCGGTGTGACACTCATTAGTCCTGTGGTGATCGCTACGTTTCCTCCGAATAGATGATCGTCAATGTCCTGATATATCGAGCCATTATCGCAGAGTGCGATGAGCCGCTGTGAATATGTATTAGGCCAATAGTCATGGAGTGCGACGATCCCGGCGGGAAGAGCATTCGTATTGTGTTTTCTCGAACCGGGCGCTTTCGTAATCGCCCCCGTCTCGAACGTCACATTATTCGCAAGAATAAGCGCACCACGTGGCACGTCCGACGGCGGAGTATCTGTGACAAGTCCCATGTTTCCCAGTTGAATGTGTGCCACTTGCCCAACGTAAGCCATTAGTAAGGTTCCTCCGGCCAGAAACGTCTTCGCTTATATCCGAGATGATCTCTCCGTGGAATAGTCTGCCCGAAATTCACTCCCGTTCGCATTAGCGATCCGCGATGTTGATTGATCATTGACATTAATTTTCCTTGAACGAGCTGCGCATATGAAGAGGCGCGGTCGTCATTCTTAAGCAGCATGATGAAGAACGATGCCGCATCCTCGAGAACGTCGATGAACTTTCGTGGTACTAGTGGAACGGAGCCTCCGGAGTCCTTAAGATCTCGCGGAACAGGAACGTAATCGATTTCGATTCGCGTCTTTTCTTTCGCGTAGTGATTAAAACGGACACGCAGCGAACCGTCTTCGCCCTCGCCGATAACTGTGAATTTCGTCGGCTGTCCTTCGTCGCATAGAAGTGGCGGATAGTTTCGCATAAAGGTCTCACCGTCGACGCCCATGATGAGCTGATTAGTCCCGCTCTGCGCGCGCATCGGTTCAACGAGACGAGCGATACCGCCAAGTATGTAGGTCGAAGTCTGTGTGAGTGCCGCCGCCGAGTCTGCATCATCGTATCCGAGCAGCTTGTGCGCGGACTGTTTCTGATTCGTGCCCGATGCAAAGAGCGGAAGAAGCGTTGTCGCTCCTGCGCCGTCCGAGGTGAGAGTGAATAGTTTCGTAATCGTAGAATAAGCCCCGGTGATCGTAGGTCCGGCTGCCACTGCGGTCATTTGCGCCGCTACGTGCGTCGCTAGGTCACTCGGCGTGTAAGATCCTGCCGTGAGTGTCGCCGTGAGCTCCGAACCGCCTGCGGTCTTCTTAAAATTAATCTTATTATTCGTCGAATCGATTACGAGATAAGACGGGAGGAGATCGTAATCGAGTTTGAAGATACGATAGCCGCCTGCTGTGATCGAGGCGCTCGCCCACGCTCCATCGAGCTCGAATGCTGTCGCACTCGCCGTGTGTGAGGCGATTCGGTAAGTCCCTTCGACCCCGTCGATCTGTAAATACCAGCCTGCGACGGAGACGGTCGGAGCCGAACTGAATGCGCCGACCTCGGAAGCTAGCGTTAGGGTCACAGTGCCCGTAGTAATCTTAGGCTGAAGTTCGAGAATCATAGGCCGTTTTGATTTCGCCCATGGCCATACTTCGTCGATCTCAACGGTGACATCGCGTCCGAGCGCAATCGTACCCCCGGCTATTAGCGTAAAATGCACTCGATTTAATTTATTAAGTAAGTCGGTTTCGTAAGGAGAGTTTCCATTGATGACTTCGCCCGCATTAGCGAGAGCAAGATCAAGGACATCCGCTGTAGTTCTGAACTGAGCCAAACTCTCCCCCTTTTAGCAGGAGCCGTTTAAGCTCCCTTGTCTTTCTTCTGTACGCTTTTCTCGTCACGTGCAATCTTCTCGGCTTTTATTGCCGCAATTTCGCGTTCGAGTTCATTTATTTTATTATCCTTCGTAGCTATGCTGCGAGCAAGGATTTGATCTTCGGTTTCAGGCGGTGCCCATGCAATATGTGCAGCGTCCTTGATGAAGCGTTCGCCCTCTGCTTTACTTAAGTCCCAACGACCGACAGCTTTTCCGCCGTGAGCGTGGCTCCAGAGATTACCTGATCCAGCAGGACGTTCCCATAGTTGGGTGCGATTTCCGCCTTCACCGACGATGCGAAGAACGTAAGGATCGGATTTCTCGACCATTCCTGTTTTCATATTACGGTATGTTACACGGAGACCTAGTTCTTGAGAAGAAGGTTCCTCTTTTGCTGTTTCACGTCCACGGTACATGCTTAAGCTCCTCGGTTAATTTTCTTAGAGTCTTGCGACTAAAGAAAACCCAGTCAACTGATTATTCACTCAAGGCTGATTAGTACCCGATTACTTCGACTTCGAGGACCTGCGCGGCTATTGCTACAGTTGAAGCCTCGATTAGTGGACCGTCTGATGCGTTATTGTTATCCCCCATCATGACAACTAGCTTTTCGGCTGATTGGTCATACTGGAAAACATAGCCGGATAAGCCCTGATCGACGACTTTGAGGCTATCGATAGTAGAGGGGCAGCCCATTTTACCCTTGCTGAGTGGAATTCCGTTAGCGGGAACAGTGAGTGCGCCGTCTCCAAAAGATAAACGAACTAAGTTACTTGCTTGTGAATTCGACATGCGTCTTTGCTTAACAACTGCATAAGTCACATCACCTGAGGCTAAATCTGCCATAAGAGTCTCCTGATTTTAAGAAAGTTTTAAGTTATCCCCTCACACTAACGGCAAGGGGAATCTTATTCTTTAGCTAATTAACCTGCGACCATATCGCTATTATTTGCCGGAGTTTCGCTGTCCTCTTCGCAAATGAAGTAATAAGAGCCAATTCCAGTTGGTGTGCCTACGCCTACGGTGTGGCTAAGTTCCATGCTGTCACCGACTGCGAAACGTACTGGAGTGTTAGCTTCATAAGTTACTTTTCCGATTGCTGTACCTGAAGCTACCGTCACCGTTGCAACGACGGCTTCGCCTGTCGCTGAAAGTGGAGTAGGTCTCTTTGTGAAGATCACTGTCGGAGCAGTTGTCGTGCCCGAAGCCGCTTCTGAAGTGAGGACGAATCCACACTGAGTAACGTAGCAAGGGCGGACGCAAATTAGTTCGCCGTGATCAGCCGAAGCTGCGCCGATGTCCTGTTCTTTAAGAACTTCCGCAGCATTCTGCGCAAGCGTAATAAGCGGAGTGAAGAAAGCTAGATGTGAACCTTTATCGATGTAAGACATGTTTGTCTCCTTTAAGTTAAGTTAGAAGTGAAACAAAAAGGAGCCGCAGCTCCTTATCGTTAATTTATTATAATGAAGTCATGTAAACTACGCGAGCTTCACCAGCATTAGCTGAGTCGCCCCAGATTTGACCGAAGCCATAAATGCCGTACCATGCGACGGATTTGCTTCGACCGAAATCACTGCCTACGTTTTCTTCTGCGATTAAGTGTGGATCTTCTGCTACGGCCATTGTCACTGGATCTTCACCGAAGAATACTGCTTCACCGAGAACTGAACCTGTTCCTTTATTGTTAGCTAGTGAAGATGAGTAGTTGGTTTCAACGAAGCGGATGTTTTCAATACGACCGATTTCGCCATTATATTTAGCAGAAGGATCAGTGTATTTCTTCCAATCAACCCATGCTGGATCACGCATTAGACCGCGTTTTGCTTGAGTGATCATTACACATATATAGTCGTCACCTGAATAAGGAGCAATATTTAGTGTACTGAACATGTAATCGCGAACGCTTTCAACGTGGTACATATTTAGGTTAGATGTCGCTGTGCTAGAGATAGCTCCATCAGTTTCGAAAGTTGTTTCAGAGATACCAGTAGGGCAGGCGAGAATTTTACCCGCTTTGAATGCCGTTGCTGCTGCACCGTCAAGAGAGAGCTTAAGTTGATCTTTAAGTTTCTTTTGAATAGCAGAACCCAGATCGAAGTGAGCTAGATCGATTGAAAGTTTAGTGTAAGGAATTGCGCGTCCTCTTTCGCTTACGCTGATCGCTTGAGTGCTTAAACTCAAGGTATCTTCAGGGATTCTGCTCAATTCATCAAGAACGTCAGAAGTAGGAACAGTCACATTGCTCACGCGAGTGATTGTTACGTTGTCGCCTTTTTTCTTGCCGTAGCCTTCTTCAGGCTTAACGAACTGCATGAATTTAGCTTCTTGAATTGCGGCCATTCTTATTTTGCTAGATAGATCGTGATTCTTATAGACGCCCGAAGGACCGTCATTTACCCAACTCATTATCGCCATACTGTTACCTTCCTTGATGTGATTTCTTAAACCCGCCAGTAAAGTACGAACGGGTTCGGTTTATAACCTGCTGTTATGCTTTCATCTTGCGGAGTTGTTCGGACAAACTCAATATCTTTTCAACCCCCTTTTGTGGTGTTACACCGCTTTTTACTCCACCCGAGGGTGAAAGTGCTGCTTTTCCGGTCGAAAGTGCCGTTCGCGGCTTAATGAGCTCAGCGATCTCAGCGTATTCTGCGCGGACGCGCTGGGCGAGAATCTTCTTCCCCTTTTCCATGTCTGTGAGTTTTCCGATTGTTTCCCAGTTCTCTGTGAGTATGCGCTCGGCGTCCTTTCGTCTAATGTCTGGATTCTCCGTGAGGAAGTCATTCCACATCTTTTCGCGACTCTGTTCTGCTCGGATTACGGCGACCGCCTCATCGCGAGCTTGTGTTCTTAGCTCCCTGAGAGTTTCTTTCGGGTTCGAATAGAACTTAGCATCGAAATCTTCCTCTGGCTCGACGACAGGGGGAGCCGCAGTTCTGTTCTGTGCTTCAATGGCTTCTCGCATTCCGGCAGTGTGGGCTTGTTCGATGGCTCGTTCTCGCTCCATCTGCTCTGCGTAGGCGACGGCCTCTTTAGTTGAATTGAAGACCTGATCTCCGATTCGGATCTTTTCTCCTTCAGGCTCTGCGACTGCTGCGGATTCGTCTGCGCTAGTCTCT